ATTCTGAAATTTTAGAAATTGAATTAATTGATGAAGATGGAGATTTTGAAACCATTAAAGAAATCACTGTTTATACTGAACGCACTTTTGATAAAAACAACTGGAAAGGTAATTATGCAAGCAATTACTGGGGAGTTGGTAGGTTTGACGGAACTGAATTAGTTTACGACTTTAGTTTTCAAGGAGAGATTCAATATCAAGACATCAAAGCAAGTCAATTAAATAACTGGTATAATTATTCAAGATAACATGAATGTAAACCCAATAAACAAAAACGAGCAATGGAAATTGCTCGTTTTACTTCTCAAAGAAATTGCTGAAGAAAAAAAAATTTCTCAAAATGAAATTTCTGAACACACTGGAATGCTTCAATCAGCTGTTAGTCGTTTTTTCTCGTTAAAATTTAAGCCAACACTAGATACATTTATCCAGGTAGCAAAAGCAATCAAAGTAAATTTCTTTTTTGAAGATCAAGAAAGTAAAAGTGATCTAAACCTTTGCATGGAAAAAGCAATGGAAGCCCTCGGACGGCGTGCCGATAAATTACCAAAAAACTAAAGAGGGCATTTACCCTCTTTTTTTGCGTTTACGCCTATCCTCTCTCCAGGTATCATTGCTGTATTTATCACTTGGATGTGAAGTAAAAAAGCGCCACAATATAATCGTAATAAATACAAAACCTCCTATTCCTACAATAATATCTTTAAAATCCATTTTGTAAATTTAAGCAAATTTATTTTCAAGTGATTTTAATCTTTCAAATTGTCTTTCATTTTCGCCAATTGCATAATGATTTTCGAGCATTTTGGTAGACTTATGATTTGCCATTGCAGCTGCATCTTTCATAGATAATATAGCAACTGTTTCGTCTAAATTAGTGTGTTTTAAACTGTAAAAATCGGCCGTTATTCCTAATTTTTCTTTTACATGTGTTCTCCATCGTCTGCTAATTTGTTCAGTTCTGATTTTATTTTCTCCTGGTTTCAAACCTTTTGAAAAAACAAAATCAGATTTATTGCCACCGAAAGTTGCGCGCTGCCAAAGAACAACTGCATTGTTTTTAATAACGCGATCAACCCAAGTGTATTGTTTACCTTTTTTTATCAAAACTTTATATTTTTGTTGTTGTAAATTGACATCACTGATTTTTACGCTTAAAAGTTCTGTAATACGTCCACCAGAATGAAAGAAAATAATTAAAAATAACCAAAAATCAGGAAAGTTTTCTCTTAAATGATTATTAACTAATTCCCGTTCTTGTACAGAAAGAGTCTCTCTAATAGATTTTATTTCAGTACGTTTCCTGATGTCTTTTATAATGTTGTTTTCAACTGCCTCAAATTCTAGCAATTCTCTAAAAATCAACTGTAAATAACATCGGTATTTATTGAATTTATGTCCAGAAAATTTACCGTCTGTTTTTTCTAAATTATCAATAATAAAACGAATGTGCTTTCTCCTAATATCTTTGATCATAAGTTCATCATATCGCAACTGCTTTGCTGATTTTTTGAAATGAATCAATATAAGACGAATGTCATTGTTAGTTGTTTCTGCAACATCCAATTTATCATATACATAGTCCAAAGCATCTAAAAAATAAGTGTTTGGACCAAGTTCTGAATCTAGTTGAGGTTTCAAAATCGGCTCAATCATAAATTTTTTGGTAATTGGATTAAATCCTTTTTCCTCAAAAAGTTTAGGTATTTCCTGCAATAGGTATTTTGCTGCAGATTTTCTTTCTTCAACAGTCTTAAATTTGTTCAATTTTTTCCTAAAAGGAAATCCTTTTGGATACTTATCCTTAAATAATGGATCGTAAAAAACACATTGAACATACCAATTAGCAGAAAGTGCTTTTTTTCCTGTAATAGTTTGCCAGTTTTCTGGGGATACCCATGCATCAGTGCATGAGCAATCAAAAGGTAGTGATTTCATTTTGTTTGTAATTACATTGCCGTTTATATTGCCGCTTTATGTAACTACACGTCTCGAAAGTTTCTTAAAAATAGTCCGAACCCCTTTTGGGAGTGGGTTCGAACTTAGTAGCGAGGACGGGAGTTGAACCCGTGACCTCAGGGTTATGAATTCGCAGCCCTATAAAACTTTTTTTCGTAATTACAATAAAATGAACACTTTATAATATTTTCATATTAGCAATTTTGGTTAATATTTCAGTTTATATAATCTATTTACATTGTCGGCAATACCAATGTCTAAACACTACTGATTTCAACACTTTCGGGGGTATTAAACACGTTTTTTTCTATGCCGTAAATCCAGTTAGCATTAACTTTAAATATTTTGCAAATTTTTCCAATTTGCAAAACAGTAAAATGTGCCGATCCGTTTTTGATTTTACTAATGGTCTGTTCTAGCATTGTAACATTTACGCAAAAGTCTCTTGTAGATGAGATTTGTTTTTGAAAAATCAAATGCGCAATAAGCCTTATAATTCTCTTATCTGTTTCATGCATAAAATGGCATTATTTAAATTTTATAAAATTAAAAACCGAGTCGCTTACGACTGTTTTTTTTGTTAGAACAAAAGCGTTAACAGCGTTTTTAGACCGAAACTCAAAAGCAAATTCAATTTGTCCTTGTGGAAAAGATTTTTCTTTATGAAAATTAATTTCTTCATGGATCATGCTTATTTGCAAAGATTTATTTATCGAGTCGTTTTTATATCCTAAAAGCACATTGTTTAAGTCGCTCAACTTTAAATTATACTCTTGGCGTTCTAAAGTATCGATTTGAAAACTTACAAACTCGTAACTTGAGGGATCATTTAATTTAGTGAGCAACTCAGCTTGAGATGCTTCTTTCAAATCATCAATTGGGTTTCCATTTTTTGTCGAACAAGCTATAATTGAAACAGCTAGAATTATATAAGTGATTTGTTTCATGATGTAAAAGTTTATATTAAAATAAATGACTTGAGGCTTGTACTCTAAAAATAAAGAGGATGCTTTTTATCATTATCTGTTGTGGCGGAAATTCATCTTTTTTTGAATCAGTTGGCTTGCTAATTAAGGAGTAGTGTTCGTTGTCCTCTCCTTTTGTAATGATTTTAATCATCCGTAAATTATCATTAGTAACAATTGCATAAACTTCTCCAAATGGAAAAAACTCTTTCCAATTTAGTAATCTAACCAGTCCGACAGCATCGCCATGACATATTACCTTGGCCATACTTTGTCCTGAATTTCGAACAACAAAATCACACCCAGAAAAAAAAGGATGACTTATGTATGAATTTGGCGCCACAGATTGGTTGTTTTCAACCTCTAAAAAACTTGATGTAAAGTCAACATCATAATAAGGAACTCCTTTTGATTCTTTGATATACTTCTCTTTTGCATCTTTAAAATAATTAACAGACGGTAAGGATTGATTTTTATCATTTCGTGCATTATTTAATACCAACTCCAATATTGGGTATTTTGACGCTGGTATATTTTCCCCGCGTTCCCAGTTTATAATTGTATTTCCTGAAACTCCAACTAAAGTGGCAAATTCTTTTTGAGTTAAACCTAAGCCTTTTCGCTTACTTCGTATTTCTTTTGAGTCCATTATTCATAATCATTTTAAATTACATAAAAAATATAAAATATTGTGTAATGTTATTTGTAATACACAATATTGTGTTTTATATTTGCTCCATACAAAATGCAGTACACAAATTTAAAGTAATATTAATTACAAAAAATTCATAACTGTCAATTTAGATTAAATCTAAATTATATAGTTCATTGAAATTTCGGTTTGAAGGCAAGCAAAGGGGACATGTCCTGCGAGAAAAAAAAGCCGTCGAGTGGAATCCTCGAAAATATATACTGACTAAATTAATTGAGGTCGTTCCGGTTCGCTGCTGGCGTATATGTCTAATTTAAAATTCACAACATGGCACTACAAATCAAAGATGAGATATACCATCTCATCAGAAACGATGTAAAGCTTCGGATGAAAATGGCCAATCATTTAGAGATAGCCGAGTCAACGATTTATTTGCACGCGACAAGAAAAGCACCAAAATTAAATGATTACAATTTGATTAAAATATTAATGGAACACACCGGCAAGTCCGAAGATGATATTTTTAAAATTGACGTCATTAAAAATTAGCGATGAATATTTATGAAATAATAATTGTCGCATGTGTGCTTTTTATTTTAATAATTGGAATAATCAATTTTGTGTATTGGATTTACAATAAAATAAATCAATTTCGATGAATAAGAAGATACTAATTCAATTTTATAAAACGCAACTCCAAACCTCTCAAGAATTAAAAGCAGTTGCAATGCAAAATCACAGTTTAGCTGCACGTCTCGAAAGTGAAGCAAGTTCTGCCCTTAAGATGTTGGGAGCATCGCTAGGGCAGACCCGAAAGGGTAAAAACGAATTGAGTGATGAGGTAAAAATTTCCTTACTAGGAAATTTAACGAAATAAAAAAACCGATGCACTAACACCGGTTTTAAAAAATCAAATTCTAACAGCCGAGCAAGGCAAAAAAATTTTAATTATGGCAAAGATACACATTTTGCAAAGACTTGTTAATACCAAAATTAACAGCGATAAGTCGAAAGAAATTTTAGGGACTATTATAAGAAAAGAGTTTGACCAAACTAAAGACGAAGATCGAGCTTTCGAACTTCTTTTTTTGGCTCTTAAATGGAATCTTCCTCAATTCAATGAAATGATTGATGATTACGAATTACATGACTTTAAATGGTTTGTACCATGAAGGCAATACTCACAATGCTAATAATCGCAGTAGTATTCGGAATATTATTAACGCTTGCTTTCCTGTGGTGGGCGGTAAAACAAAACAAAAAATAAATTCTAAAAATAGAGCAAAAATGAAAAATATTGAAATTAAAAAAATTGGGTTAATCAACTTTAAAGGTGTTAGAAATCTTGAAATTGACTTTGATAAAAGCACCAATATTTTTGGCGATAACGCAACTGGCAAAACAACAGTTTTCGACGCCTTTACTTGGTTAATGTTCGGAAAGGATTCTACCGACAGAAAGGATTTTGAGATTAAAACATTAGACAAAAACAATGTTGTAATTCCAAAAATTGAGCACGAAGTTTCGGCCATTATTATTGCAGATAACGAGCAAATTTCCATCAGAAGAATTTTAAAAGAAAATTGGGTTAAAAAAAGAGGATCATTAGAAAGTGAATTCGCTGGAAATGTAACCGAGTACTATTGGAACGAAGTACCTATGCAGCAAAAATCATTTCAAGAAAAAGTTAGTCAAATATTGGATGAATCAGTTTTTAAAATGATTACCAATCCACTTGCTTTTAACGCAATGAAATGGCAAGATAGAAGGTTGGCGCTTATCAAAATTGCTGGCGAAGTTTCGGACCAAGAATTAGCATCTGGAAACTCCGAGTACGAAAAACTAATTGCACAATTGGTAAATGGCAAAACGCTTGAAGACTATCGAAAACAAATTTATGCTTCAATAAAAAAAGCCAAAGAAGATTTGAAATCTATACCAACTCGTGTTGATGAAATTTCTAAATCAATGCCTGAAACTCTTGACTTCTTGAAATTAGCAGTTGAAGTAGAAAGCAAAGAAAATCAGATATTTAAACTAGACGCTCAAATTGCCGACAAATCAAAAGCATTCGACACTGTATTAGAAGTTAATCAGGGTAAGAAAATTAAAGCTTCAAATTTAAAATCTGAAATTCAAGAAATTGAAAGCAAAGCGAAGATTAAAGCAAAAGCGGATGCAACTCCAGATAATTCCAATTTAGATGCTTTACGCTCTAAATTGAATGCAACTACTTCTGATTTAGGTACCGCAGAAAATGCAATCAAAACTTTAGAATCAAAAATTTCTACCTTGGAAAACGAGATTGTAAGCATTGATAAAAAAGTGATTGCAAAGCGTGAACAATGGGCGGTTGAAAACGCAAAAGAATTGACCTTTGATGATAATGATTTTCATTGTCCAACTTGCAAGCGTGAATTTGAAATAGGAGACGTTGAAGGCAAAAAAACTGAAATGATTCAAGACTTTAAAAATCGCAAATCAACCAATCTTTCAGAAATTCAAAGTCAAGGCAGAAATATTTCAGAAGAAAAAACAAGTACTCAAGCTGAAATTGACGCTTTGAAAGTTAGGATTGAAAACGGTAAAAATCAAATTGCAATTCTTAAAAACACTTCTGCAAATCAAAAAGAATCATTAAATGTAGAATTATCAAATTCAAATCTAAACGAGCCAAAAGACGAAGTTTTGATTTACGAATGTATTTTATCTCTTGACCAAATTTACAAGTCAAAAAAACTAGAACTGATTGCTGTTACAGCTACCATTGAGGAAATTCCAAAAGTAGACGTTTCAGATTTGAACACTAAAAAGCAAACTTTGAAAGCAGAAATTGATTCAATTAAAAATCAGTTGCAAACTGAAAATCAAATTATTTCTGTCAAAACGAGGATTAAGGCTTTAGAAAATGAAGAAAGTACTTTGGCTCAACAAATCGCCAACGTAGAGAAAGAGCAGTTTGTAATCGAGAACTTCAACAAACTTAAAATCGACACTTTGGAATCTCGAATCAATGAAAAATTCAAATTTGTAAAGTTTAGGATGTTTGAATTGCAAATTAACGGTGGTGAGATTGAGTGTTGCGATGCTCTGATTGATGGCGTTCCTTTTTCCGATGCCAACACCGCATCTAAAATTAATGCTGGATTAGACATCATTAATACGCTTTGCGAATTCTATCAAGTTACCGCACCCATCTTTATCGACAACCGAGAGAGCATTGTAAATGTAATTGACATTCAATCGCAGATAATAAACCTGATTGTTTCGGAAGGAGATAAGAAATTAAGAGTTGCGTAGTGAATATCTACAAAGTTAAAAAAAATCCTGATGGTTGGGTAGTGGAAAACTGCCCAATCATTCCTGGAGTAAAGATTGGATCATTTGATTGCACTGCAAACTGCAAAAACAATCATACTAGTAAAAATGAAATTTGGAAACATGGATTTGATATTCCGGAAATCATTTGTTCTAAAAGCGAATTATTACCGAAAGAAAATCAACAATTAAAAATTAAAATTTAAAGTCATGACAATTGCCTTAACGCAGCAAAGAAAAGATTTAGACGAAGCATCAAGGTTATTAGAGTCTAAAATAAAACGGCTAGAGTATCAAAGAAATGTTTTGATAAACGCTTTCAATTCTATTGACTCTAATCAAGAAAACATATTGGAAAGCGGAAGTATTTTGGCTCAAGAAGCTAGAAAAATAATGCGAGAACTCAAAAATTAAAAATCGAAATTTAAATCTATGGAAAAACCAGAGTTAACTCCAGAAATAAAAGAAAAGCTAATTGCTTGGTATCAAATTGAAAAATACCCGCATGGAGACGAATACAATTGTTATGTAAATGCTAAAGGTCAATTTGTAGTTTATCACGTAAACGACTACCCGATGCAACATAGCAAAGGAAGGAGTTGTATTTTAACCAACGAAGAGTTTGCGTATGCAATGACACGTCCTTTAACCGAATTTGAGCTTATGGAAAAGTTTTGGTATCCTAAAACCCTTGATGAAAGACAAGTATTGTGTGATAAATATCATAAAGACAAACTAGCGAGGTGCTTGCGTCAAGACGATCTAATAAATATTTTTAAATCAGAACTCAACAATTAAAAATCGAAATGCTATGAGCAAAGCAAAAGTATTATGGTGCCATTCTGATGGTTGCCAACACCCGCAAATAATTAGAATTTTTTTAGAGAAAGATTTTGAATGTGCTGAAGAAAAGTTAAAAATGATGCAGGAAACAAAAACAGATAGTTGGTTTTTGACCGACCAAGAAGTGAATTAATTAAAAATTAAATAATAGAAAAAATGAATGAAAGTTTAGAAAAAGCCCCAGAAAATAAATTACAAGTTCCAGCGGTTCAAAAAAATGTACAGTCGCCAAGCGAAAGATTTACAAATGCTGTTATAAAACAATTTTCATCTGACAATGGTGAGATTTTGCTTACTCCTTTTCAGAAAAAACTTTGTCAAAACTATTTTATAAAAATAGACCAGACTCTAAAAGACAATGAGAAAAAGCGAATGGCAAAAACAGAACAGTATCGCGATGCACTTGCGTTTTCATGGGAAAATGTAAATATGAACAAACTGGCTGTAGATGTAATTGCTTATTCAAGTGTTGAATTAGACCCAACTCAACCAAATCATATCAACATGATTCCGTATAAAAATACCGCAAATAATAAGTTTGATATGGGCTTCATTATTGGATATAGTGGAATGGAAATTAAAGCTAAAAAATACGGCTTAGAAATTCCTGATTCTGTTGTGGTTGAGCTTGTTTATTCTACAGATAAATTCAAGCAAATAAAGAAGGATTTGAACAACAAATTTGAAAACTACACTTTTGAAATTACCGAGGATTTTAATAGAGGTGAAGTTGTTGGGGGGTTTTGGTTTCATGGATTTGTTGAAACTCCAGAGAAAAATAAAATTAGAGTTTACTCTTTAAAAGATATTGAAAAAAGAAAGCCAAAATATGCTTCCGCTGAATTTTGGGGAGGTGAAAAGGATGTTTGGAAAAGTGGTCAAAAAGTAGGAACTGAAAAAGTAGAAGGATGGTTTGAAGAAATGGCTTACAAAACAATTTCCAGAGCCGCTTATAACGCCGTCACTATTGACAGTAAAAAGATTGACGATAATTACTTATCAATCATTCAGAAAGAAACTGATATGACCGATTCAATAGTTCAAAATGAAGTTATTGAGAACGCAAATAAAGCGGTTTTAGAATTTGATGAAGCCGAAGTCATAGAAGATGAAGTTAGTCAAAAAGAGATTGTGGCTCCAGAATTAGTTGAAGCTACAAATGACGGACCAGGATTTTAATGGAAGCGTTTTTAACAATAATTGAAAACCATGAAAACACCGCTATTTGCGTAGCGGTGTTTATTATCATTTGCCTTTCAATTATAAATTCTAAATCAGATGAAACTTAAAATAATTGGCACGGGAAGTAAAGGCAATTGCTATTTACTTGAAACGGAAAAAGAAATCTTAATCATTGAAGCCGGAGTAAATGTCAGCGAAATTAAGAAAGCGTTGAACTTCGATTTGTCAAAAGTGGTTGGATGTATCGTAACACATGAACACATGGACCACTCCAAATCAATTTGGGATGTGATAAAACTAGGAATAGATGTTTATGCTTCTGCAGGAACTTTAAAAGCAAGATTTGTAGATACGCAATCCAGAGCAAAATCGGTTGTTTCAAAGCAAACATTTCAGTTTGGAAATTTTAAAATAATGGCTTTTGACGTAAAACACGATGCTGCCGAACCTTTAGGATTTCTAATTGAACATCCAGAATGTGGAAGGGTTTTATTTTTGACCGATACGTATTATTGTTCTTACTTGTTTCCAAATCTGAATAATATAATTATCGAAGCTAACTATTCAAAAGAAATTATAGATAGAAAATTTGGTCAGGAATCAGGAAAGGAGTTTTTGAGAAATAGGATTTTAAAATCGCACTTCTCATTAGCGAATTGCAAAGATATGTTGTCAGCAAATGACTTGTCAAAAGTAAACAACATTGTGCTTATTCACTTATCAGATAGCAATTCAGACGAAATACAATTTCAAAAAGAAGTTGCAGAATTGACTGGTAAAAATGTAACCGTTGCGAGTAACGGTATGGAAATATCATTTGGCAAAACACCATTTTAAAAATGAAAATACTAATAATTGACATTGAAACAACCGGATTTCTACAACAAGGCGGTAAAATAGTTGAGGTTGGAATTGTAGAACTTGATTTATCAACTGGCGAAAAGAAAATAATTTACGATAAGATTTGCCATGAAATAGGCATTACACGTGAAGAAGTTGAAAATTCATGGATTGTAAAAAATTCAACTTTGACTTTAGAAGAAATTAGAAATTCAAAACCACTACATATTTTGAAGCCAGAAATTCAAGAAATCATTAATAAATACGGCAATGGCGCAACGGCTTTTAATAATGCTTTTGACTTTGGATTTTTAGAACATCGACGTTTTGTTTTTCCTAAAAAATTAGATTGCCCAATGAAGCTTTCAACTGATATATGTAAAATCGCATCTTCAAGAGGTTACAAGTGGCCGAAGGTTGAGGAAGCACATAAATTCTTTTTTGGGAATATTGGATATGTGGAACAACATCGAGGTGCCGATGATGCTTTCTATGAAGCGGACATAGTTTTTGAGCTGTATAAAAGAGGAGTTTTTAAAATCGAGTAAATGATTTACAATCCAACCAATCCAATAGACATTCAACGGGCGCTTACTAAACTGCAATACTTTATTGATAAAAACCAAGTGTTTGAACTCAAGCGAAAGCAAGTGGCCAAAACCTATGCACAGATAAAATATGTGCATCTAATTCTTGGATGGTTTGCAATAGAATATGGCGAACAACTCGAATACATCAAATTGGAGTACTTAAAGAAATTAGTAAACCCTGAAATATTTCAATATGAATTTGTAAACCGAAAAACGGGAGAAATTAGAATTGAATATAAAAGCCTTGCTAACATTACAAAAGATGAAATGACTTTGGCAATTAATAGATTCCGAGACTACTCAAGCAAAGAAGCGGGAATCTACCTACCAGAACCAAATGACTTGGTTTTTATGCAGCAAATAGAAGTTAGTATGAATAATAATAAAACTTATTTATGACAAAGCAAGAAAAGATTATTGAAGCGTATGGAGCGCGTTGGTGGGATGAAGTTAAAGATGTTGTAGATTTTAATGGGTGGCTTTTTGCTGATAAATGTATCGGAGGTCAGAGAACAAATTGTTACAATTGTTTTCACAATTATGGCGAAATAGGTCATAATAAAGTTAGGCCAAAATCACTACAAGGAATAGAACACAACAACGGCTGGATTAAAATCGAAACTGAAAGCGATTTGCCTAAAACAGGATATTACGAAGTAATCGAAAGAGACTCTGGAATACAAACTAGAGCTATTATCAGTAATAATGTGGCAGCTAAATTATCTCTACAATGTTATTCGCATTACCAACCAATTAAAAAAACTTTAAAACCGATTTACTAATGACAAATTTAGAAGTAACCAACCAAGCCGTTGAAGAAGTCGAGATCAACAATAAAGCATATTCGGACAAGCTTTGTGCTTTTGCTGCATTATGGGTCCAAAAGCAAATGAAACCATTTACCGCTGACGATTTGAAAGAAGCGTTTTTCAATGATGGTAATGCTCCGCCAAGTTCTCCATCTGTTTTCGGAGTTCCATTTAGAAAACTTTCACAAAACAAATTAATTTTTGATACCGAACGCACAAAAAAAAGCACGCACAAAAAAGCCCACGACAGGCCATTGCGAATATGGATTTCAAAAGAATTCAAACTCAAACAGCAATCAAATAGACTGTTGAAACACCAAACATTTAATCTCTTTAATTAATAATAAAATGTCAAAAAAAGTAATTACAATCAATGCCGATAACATCGGAAAATTATTGGGCATAGACCCAAACAAAGAAGTAGAAATAAAAGGTGCTGCCATCAACGATGCGTTATGTAGTTACTCATACGAACTACTTCTTGGTAAAACAAAAGGCGACACCCTTTCGCACAAAGGAGCACACATTATCCACGATGATTTGCAAATCAAGTTTGATAGATTAAATGTTTTTTTAGCTCATTTAGATGATGCCTACACAGGTAATTCTAATGTAACTTCTTTAGTAGATCTAGAGCAAGAAGTTGAAACTGAAAAGTACTATGTTACAGGTTTCAAAATTTCTGGAGTCGAAGAAAACAGAGCGGTTGTACTTCTTGGATGGAAAGAAGTAAAGGAAGGAATCATCAAATTTGAAACTCCTAAAATTAAGTATTCAGGAACTTATTTGTATTTATCAGATTTGAAAGCCAGAGTTCAAGACGCAATTGATGAGGTTGAAGAATATCGGAACGGAAAAACCGCTCCGCAAGACGATCCAAACCAAGTACACATGGATTTTGCCAGCGAGGATGATGCTTTTACTAAAGGTAAAGTAGAATAGTATGGCTTTTCAATTACGACCGTACCAAATGGAATCCATAGATTTAAGCGTTGCTTTTTTCAAAGAACATTCTAATCATAAAAGTGGTTTAGTAATTCTACCAACAGGCTCTGGTAAGTCGGTTGTAATTGCAAAGATTTTGGAACCGTTGGAGGGCAAAACAATTGTCCTCCAGCCTTCAAAAGAAATCTTGGAACAGAACTTTGAAAAGTTTTCCAATTATGGCAAAGCTTCTATTTACAGCGCTTCTGCTGGAGAGAAAAGAATCGACAAAGTAACTTTTTGCACGATTGGAAGTATCATTAATAAAAAGCATTTGTTCAAAGGATTGCAGAACATTCTAATTGACGAATGCCATTTAGTAAATTCAGATGCTGGAATGTATCAAGAATTTATCAGATCGTTTCCTGACGCCAAGGTTTTAGGCTTGACGGCAACGCCGTACCGATTGGAACAAACATCGGAAGGTCCACAATTAACGTTCCTGACGCGAAGTAATCCCCGAATATTTTACAATGTTCTATACTACGTGCAAAATGATTTGTTATTTAATGCAGGATTTTTAGCAGAGCTTGAATATTACAATTTTGATGTAATCGATCGCGGGAAATTAGAAGTAAATAGCTCAGGAACTGACTTTACTCAAAACTCATTGCGAAGATATTACAAGTCAATTAATATGCCTTTACGAATTGCCAAAACAGCTACAAGCGTATTAAGTAAACGTAAAAATGTTTTGATTTTCTGCGCATTAATTGAGGAAGCTTTAATGGTTCAAAAGAGAATGCCAGGATCAGCAATTTTAACTGGGGAAACTAAAAAAGAAGAACGGGAACGAATTTTAAGCCAGTTTAAAAATGGTAAGATTCGATGCTTAATAAACGTTGGAGTTTTGACAACTGGATTTGATTATCCATCATTAGAAGCTGTTTTAATGGCACGTTCCACAATGTCGCTTTCCTTGTATTATCAAATTGTTGGGAGAGTAATGAGAATATTTACTTACCAAGATGGAAGTAAGAAAAAGGGATGGTTTGTTGACATGGGAGGAAATATAAATTTCTTTGGAAAAATTGAAACAATGAAAATCATTGAAAATGAAAACGGTTTTTCAATTTGGAATAATGGTAGACAGCTGACAAATGTTCCATTTAAAAAATAGATAGTATATGAAATTTCAAGACGTAGGTGCTGAAAATATTCAGAGAATAATTGAATTATATCTATGCAGTAATGACAATAGAATGGGTGTAATTGCTGATTTAATAGGTATTCAAACTTATGTCGTATCGGATATTATTCAAGCCTATTTTGACGGCAAAATAGAATTTAATAGAGGCAATTTTAAAATAATGCATTCATCAATTAATAATTACAATTAGAATGGCAAGAGAACAAAGAAAAGATGTTGATTACTTTCCTCACGACTGTAATCACGGACGTAAAATGCATGTAATAGAGGCCAGATATGGTAATGATGGATATGCTGTTTGGTTCAAACTTTTGGAACAATTAGGAAAGGCAAATAATCATTTTATAGATATTTCAGATGAAATGACATTGATGTTTTTAACTTCAGTTTTTAACGTTGACGAAAAAACTACTATTAATATTCTGCAAGATTTAGCAAAAATTCAAGCTATAGATAGAGAACTTTTTGAAGATCACAAAATTCTTTGGAGTGATAAATTTTGCAATTCGATCGAAGATGCTTATCGAAAAAGGAAGCAAAAAATGTTTTCTAAACAAGATATTTTATCGCAAAAATTAATAAAAAATGATTCAATCCCCCGCGGAAACCCCTCAATCCCCCGCGGATTGACCGAAAAAACACGTAAAACTACTCAAAAAGTGCTCAATACGGCGGAATCAATCCCTAAAGAAGAGTATAGTATAGTAAAGGAAAGAAAAGAAGAGGAAAGAAAAGAAGAATATACTCCTATCGGAGTTGTTGATTTTTCAAATCAACCCGACAAACCCAAAATTGATTTTTTAAATCTTGTAACTTTTTTTAATGAAAACCGCGGTGTAATGCCAGAAGTTAAAAAACTTTCAGACACCAGAAAAAAGAGAATTATTGCTTTAGAAAGGCAACATGGTAAAAAAGCAATTTTACAAGTAATTGAAAAATCAAAAAGTTCTGATTTCATGCAAGGCCAAAATAAAGAAGGTTGGGTCGCAAACTACGATTGGATTTTTAAACCAGCAAATTTCATTAAAATTTTAGAAGATAATTATGCAAACAGAGAAAAACCACGAAATTCAAACATCCAACCAACAGATGCTGATCATAAAAAATCCGCTGTCTCAGCAGTTAATGCTATGTTTGGGCAGTCAAGATGAGGTTGGATTAATTGTTTTTGAAAAAAATCTAAACATTCAAAAAGCTATTGATGGCACTAAAATAAAAGTTTTAGAGAAAGGAATCGGAGAAATAAATACAATTACTGCAATTTGCTATTTAATAAATCGGTTTAATGCCAACTTTAATTTTGGCAAATCTTTAAACCAAACTCAATCTGCAACATTAGCGGCAGATATTGTTGAGAAATACCCCTACGAAACTATTGAAGATATTGTCTTAATGCTTAAAGAGGTTAGGCAAGGAATCATTGGGGATGGTAGAGATTATAAACTGGATGGGCAAAATGTACTAACTAAATGGATGCCGGAATATTTAGATAAAAAATACATTGAAATTGAAAGATTTCATAAACAAAAGCAATCTGAAATTTTAAAAGAAAGCGATTCAGATAATCATCCGGTTACTAAATTTTATACCCAACAAAGAGCAAAAAAAGCATTTCAAGAAAGACAAAAAAAAATGGAATTAGAAATAGATGAAATGGTGAAATTAATGGATAAACAGGTTTTAGAAGATACTATTTTTGATTGGTCTAAAAAGACAGAAATGCTTCCATTTTTGGATTATTTAAAAAGAAAAAGACAAATTGTAAAATAGTAATTATGCTAAACGAAAAAATATTGATAGGAATAGATCCAGATGTCGATAAGTCTGGAGTGGCATTTATAAAAGGAAACATTTTAGAATTAAACAATTTAAGTTTTTTTGAATTATTTGATTATTTGAAATATATAAAAGAAAAATATAAAAATCCAATAATTTATGTTGAATGCGGGTTTTTAAACAAATCGAATTGGCATAATAAATCGGACCGATCAGCAGCATTTAATTCCAAAATTGGAGAGCGAACTGGCGCCAACTTTGAAACCGCAAAAAAGATTATTGAAATGTGCGAGTATTTACAGATTTCTTATGTAAAAATAAAACCTACAGCTAGAAAAACAACAAATGATTACTTCAAATCTCTTACTGGACACAAAGGCGTCACTAATCAAGAACAGAGAGATGCATTTATGCTGATTTTCGGCAGATAATATACTAATTCCTTTTAAACCAAAAGGATTCAACCCAATATTGCTTTAATAAAAAACCGACCAATGAGCGAATTAAAACACGGTATAATTACCACGCATAAAATCACCGAAACTATCTGGGTAGCCAAAACAGTTACACATGAAATAATGAAGGCGGAGATTGAAATAAAAGGCAGTAGCGAATACAACGCCTTTTACAAACTCATGAATTTCATGGAGTCAAATGAAACTCCTAAAGACGTTCAAACTTTAGATAACGGAAACAAAATTTATAAATTTTAAAATCAAAAAAATGAAGCCGAGCAAAGAATTTCAAGAAACAATCAAGAATCACCTTGACAAACGTGCAGCAGAGGATACTCTTTTTGCAGAAACATTAAATAAGGAAAAAAAAAGCATCGAGGAATGTTGCAATTATGTAATGAAATGTGCCCAAGATGGAGGATGTGCAGGGTATTCAGATGATGAGGTATATCGCTGGGCAGTTCACTACTACGATGAAGACGATATTAAAAATATTACTCCAGTAGGAGGTAAAGTCGTAATCAATAAAAGTATTGAATTGACTGATGAAGAAAAAGCAAGCGCAAGACAAAAAGCTTTTGATGTTCTAGTGGAAGAATCTAAAGCCGATGCAAAAAAAGAGCTTTCTGAAAACATCGAATTAACGGCAGAAGATATTGCGGATGCAAAGAAAATAGCGATGGAAAAGGTAGTCGCTTCGGAGCGTGAAAAAATACTTAGTAAAACTCCTAAAAAGAAAGCAGAGCCAGTGACTGAAGAAGTAACCGATTTATTCTCATAGTAATGAAGCCAAAAACTAAACTACAGGTTGAGGTTTGGAAATTGCATCAAGGTATTTCGAACCCAAAAAAGCACGAGAGTTTTATTGCAGCAAATCACGATTTTTATTACACAACACATTATAAAAATTTAGTTTGCCTTGAATGCAATCACACTTGGAAACCGGAACTCGAATTCTGGAAGGAAGAAATTGCAGGAGTAAACTGTCCGTGCTGCAGCAAAAAACTAAAAAAGATTATAGCAAATAATGGTAGTATGACTAAAATACTAACTTATTCAATAGTTGAAGTGGTTGATAGATTTCAAGTTATTAGATACTTTTCTTGCTGGAAAGATATGTATAAAATTAAGAAACCTCGTTATCATTATCGCGCATTATTTGAAGAATGGACCGACTATGAAAAAAATAAAAAAGTAATTTTAGGAAGAACCATAACTTGGGCAGGCGATGGTTTTAGTTCATCAGATTACGAAGTTCGTCCCAATAAGCAGTCAGGATGGAGAAATAGTGAATATGATAGATTTGCATCGGATTTAAATACACCTAATCCAGAATTTTTACCAAGGTTTCACAAATATGGCCTATCTGATGATTTCCATAATTGCGATTACAAATACTTGTTATGTAGTTTGGAAAGAAGCTCGAAAGTTGAAACTCTTCTAAAAGCAAAACAAAAAGAACTTCTTTTTTATGCAGTCCATAAGGATGAAAAATACCAAGAGTTCTGGCCACAAATAAAAATTTCATTACGTAATAACTATGAAATTTCTGATGCTGGAATATGGTATGATTATCTGCAACTTCTTAAAGAATTTGGAAAGGATATAAGAAACCCAAAATTTATCCTCCCGCAAAATCTAAAATCTGCACACAATGAATTTGTGGCCAAAAAAGCAAAAATCACAGCGATTCGAAATGCAGAAAAAGAATTCAGAAGGCAAGAAACAGAGCGTAAAAAATGCGAAACAGAAGAAATTCTGAAAGAGATTAAATTAGAAGTATTTAAGAATTTCTCATTCAAACAAGGCAATATACAAATCGTAACGTTACTCGAAGACGAGGAGGTAAAAAAAGAAGGTGAAATTTTAGATCATTGCGTCTACGCAAATGAATATCATAAAAAATCCGGAATACTTCTGATGTCCGCTCGTATCGGTGGAAAAAGAATTGAAACTATCGAAATATCATTACTTTCCTATTCCATAATACAAGCCCGTGGGTTGGACAACGAGCCAACACAGTACCACGATGAGATTATCGATATTGTTAAAAAAAATATGGGTAAAATTTCAAAAATAGTCGAGAAGCACAAAAAATTAAAGGAAGTCGATTCCAAATTAAAACAATTAGAAAATGCTGAAGCAGCATAAACCATTAAATAAATAAAAAATGAAATTCACAACAAATTCAGCATTATTGCTAAAAAAATTAGTAGTTCTAAATTCGGTTATTAATTCAAACAATTCAATTCCAATATTGGATTGTTTTTTATTCGAAATCAACAAAAATGATTTAAAAATCACATCGAGCGATTTAGAAACGACTTTAAAAACAAATTTAGAGGTCGCATCAGATGCTATTGGGTCGTTCGCAGTTCCAGCAGCTATTTTGGTAGAAATGTTGAAAAACTTTACAGACCAAAGTATCGATTTTGATTTTGAAGCAAACAACGTTTTAAAAATTAGTTCACTTTTTGGAGAATACAATATTGCTTATTACGATGCAGAAACGTATCCAAAAGAGGCAGAATTTTCTAACACTTCCACGGCAAAAATCCCAAGCAAGGTATTACTTACTGGAATATCAAAAACAATATTTGCCACGGGAACTGATGACTTGAGACCCGTGCTTTCAGGAGTTCTATTTGAGCTGAAATCAACGCATTTAAACATTGTTGCCACTGACGCTCATAAGTTGGTAAAGTTCACAAGAAACGATGTGCATTCAGAAGTTGAAAGTGATTTCATTGTTCCAAAAAAACCGCTTACTGTTTTGAAAAATGTCTTAAATGGCCCCGATGAAGCGGTTGAAATAAAATACAACCAATCGAATGCTTCATTTACGATCGAGAATTATTCCTTATCGTGCCGATTGGTAGATGGTAAATATCCAAATTACGAAGTAGTTATTCCAAAAAACAATCCAAACAAAATGATTGTAAATAGAACTCAGTTTTTAAATTCATTAAAATGTGTTTCTATATTTTCATCAAAACAAACGCACCAGGCTCGACTTAATATTAAAGGCAACAGCCTTCATATTTCGGCAGAAGATGTTGATTATTCGAACAAAGCTGACGAGGTGTTGACTTGTAATTATGAAGGCGACGACATTGAAATTGGATTTAATTCTAAATTTTTAATTGAAATTCTAAACAATCTGCTCACAGAAAATGTGCTAATGGAAACTTCTCAACCTAGTAGAGCGGGAATATTGACACCAATTAATTCTGATAATGGCGACGAAGAAATTTTAATGTTGGTTATGCCATCAATGATTAAATAGAAAATGAGATACCTAATCACTTATACAGAAGAAGGAATTCAAAAAGCATTTTATAGCGAAATTTTTGATGTTGAAAATAATTTAGATCCTGACTTTGGAATGATAGTTTTTGATCTTGCAGAAGATAAATATTTAGTAAATAACTTAGGGTGGTTAGACATTGAGTTTGACCACCTATAGTTACAGGGAATCTTTTAGAACTAGCGCAAAACGATGGCTTCGATACCGTCGAAGAGTTTTGTGAGTATTTTAACGAAGATTTCAAAGGAAAGATTATTTATTGTACGGATTTAAAATATTAATTATAAAACTAAAAAAGATGAAACACGATTTATTTTCAGAGCATTCAGAAATACTTTTTGATGTTCTAAACGAAAGAAAAAGACAAAACAAAAAATTTGGAGAAAATAGAACTCAGCATCCATTTTTGTGGAATACCATTTTATTTGAAGAAGTCGGGGAGGCTTCAAAAGATTCTTTAGATATATATTTTAGTGATAAACCCGATGAAGCATTATTAAGATATAGAAAAGAACTGGTTGAAGTTGCAGCTGTTGCTATTGCAATCATACAAGATCTTGATAAAAACGGGGTTTTTAAAGCTGACGCACAACACCCGGATTGGCAATCGTTTTAATATCGCCAATCCATCGTTATGCAACCGTTTTCCATCACGAACCGGATATTAAAAAAACAGTAAAACCCGACTAAATTAGTCGGGTTTTACTGTTTTAAAAAGTTGTTCCATTTTAAATGTTAACATCTTAAGATGATTCGTATGAATTAATTGATTAATTTTGAAATTATTAATTAACTAAAATCAATTTTATTATGGACAAATCAATTTCTGATTTAAAGCTACACGAAGAATTAGTAGTTCTGCATCCAGGGCGTGACGGTCCGATATCAAAAAGCATTACAGCTTTTAAAGTTCCTGGGGGAATTATTTACACTACTAGGTCAGTAGTGACGATGAAGGACAGTGTTTCTAATGCGGAATCTAGCGTTTTTGTTCCTTATGAGAAACCGAAGGACAAAAAAACCCCATTACCACAGTAACTGTATTAACAGACTGTAATTAAAAACCCGACTAATTTAGTCGGGTTTTTATATGAAATAATTTAATTTATCCTTTTCCGCAACATTTGCAATTATTGTTGTTTGTCGGTCCTAGATCCGAGGACATTTTTACTACAATTTGACGCTTTTTCATCAAATTGTCAAGTTCGCTTGTTAGAACACCTTCCAATATAGCGCTTTCAATCTCCCTTTTAAATTCCAACTTTTCAGCAGTGGACAATTCTAAAAACCCGTTAAGTACACGTAATACATTTTTGTTGTCAGTCATGGTATATAAATTATTAATGTTACAAATTAAAACTTACCGCATACTCCACAGTCAGTTGATTTCATATCAGTAGGTACTTGCAGACATCCCGCACACTTTCGCTGGAAGTTTCGAAGGGAGTATCTCATCGCTTTTCGCTTTTCCTTATCTGTTAAAGGATATTTTCCATGTCTATTTCCTCTGATATTATTCTTTACGTCAATAAGTTCCTTTTTTGCTTTAAACTCATTTATTTTAAGGGGTGGGTATTTTGCCAAATTCTTGTAATCGTTTGATAAAGCGGAACTATCGTTAACAGATTCCAAATAATAAGAATAGGAATCATCCCATTTGTAAGTAAGCGATAAAGCTGACAAAACAAGTTGTAATATCGAAATTGGAGCAGCGATAAACAAAATAGTATTTAAATTTTCTGGTGAAATATTATAAGACGTCACAATACCTCCAATTAATATCGGAACAACTATTCCAAGAAAATTATTGGCTTTTAAAAACTTACCAATTCTCTGACCTCTCTTTGAATAAATATATGAAGCGCCAAATAAATGTAGTGAATCGTTCCAGCAGTCTTGTCTTATTTCATCGAAATTACTTATTTGGATTTCAGCGCTCATACTTTTTTATTTTAACAAATATAAACTATTGTAATCAAGAAATTAGCACAACTTATTAACACTTAAAAACCATTAAATGTTCGCCTAAAACTTGATACTTCAGAACTCTAACCCTAATATTGCTTAAGGTTTAACACTAAAAATCAATATTATGGCTACGCTTTTATTCACACCTCGAACAACTATTGACGCAAACATTTTTCAATTTCATTTAGATAAATCCTCGCTCCACGCTGAATGGAATATGACAACTGGAGATTACGAATTTGAAGAAGATGCAGATTTAATTGATAAGTTAGAGGAACTAATTAATGAAGAAATTATTAACCCAAACGATATTAATGGTCGTTTCGAATTACAATATTAAATCAATGTTTAAATACTGTAAATCATGTTGTGCAATGCGTCTGTTTAAAAAGGACGTTTGCACACTTTGTAAAAAATAAATATCCATCATAAAATAATCAAAATGTTTCATTCAGAATTATATCCAACACCACTTGAAGTTCTCCAATTAATGAACCTAGAATCACAAGACAAAATCATTCTTGAGCCACATGCAGGATTCGGCAACATAATCGACTATTGCAAAGATAACGGAGCAAAAAAGGTGCTCGCTTTTGAAATTGACGAACGCTGTCAAGCCATTGTAAAAGAAAAATGTCAGCTTTTAGGGGATGACTTTTTTAAATGTAAGCCTGAACAGATCAGCCATATCCACGCCATTTATATGAATCCACCATTCAGTAATGCTGAACGTCATATATGGCACGCTTGGGAAGTCGCTCCAGAGGGCTGTGAAATTGTATCGCTATGTAATTTTCAGACAATCGATAATTTAAACCGCTTCCCGAAATTGAGAAATATTGTAACGCAATATGGAAATACGGAAAATCTAGGAGATTGCTTCTCGACTGCCGAAAGAAGCACAGGAATTGATATTGGATTGATTAGACTATATAAACCGATTTCGTCAAATCAATTTGAATTTGATGGGTTTTACCTTGACGAAGATGACGCAGAAGTAGACGGTGAAGGAATTATGCAGTATAATGAAGTCAGAGCGTTGGTTAATCGATACGTTTTCACGATGAAAGCATTTGACAACTTAAAAGAGCAAATTGATAACATGAATCACGTAACCAAGGACATTGGATTAAGTTCAATTGAAATGAAAATTGGATATGATAAATCAGTAACTGACAAACAAACATTTTCAAAGATTGTTCAAAAGCAATCATGGGATCATATTTTCAAGAAAATGAATATGGAAAAGTATGTTACTTCTGGAGTAATGAAGGACATAAATAAATTTGTCGAAACTCAGGTTAAAGTTCCTTTTACAATGAAAAACATTTATAGAATGCTGCAAATCATTGTTGGAACTAGACAGCAAACATTCAATAAAGCACTTGAGGAAGCTATTGATAATTTTACCAAACACAGTCATGACAATAGATTTGGAGTTGAGGGATGGAAAACAAACTCTGGATATATGTTGAATAAAAAATTCATCGTTGAAAATATAGTTGGATTTGAGTATAGTTCAGATTTACGAGTAAAATATGATACTTACGGACTTCGTAAAATAGATGACTTAATAAAAGTGCTTTGCAATATTTTAGCAAAAGACTATAACGAAGTTGGTTCTCTTTACAGGTTCAACTTCAATAATACCAAATACGAAGTTGAAGGAATTAAATCAATGGATAAAAAGTTTGATTTAGAACCTAATGCGTGGTATAATTGGCACTTTTTTGACATCAAATTCTATAAAAAAGGCACTATGCATATCAAATTCAAGAACACGAATGAATGGTACCTACTCAATAAGGCTTACGGAGAGTTAAAAGGCTTCTCACTGCCAGAGGAGCACAGGAATTAATAACTAATTTAAAATCAAACAGATAAACAAATCCGACATTAACTCTCGGCTTTTATTGAATAACATATTTTGCTATTTAATAACATAATTTGTTACATTTGTTGCTAAACGTTTCCAAAGAAAATAAATACAAAATAATGTCCCAAAAAACAATCACTTCAAGAATAATTAAAACCGAACTCATAAACTGGCGTGAACTCCAATTTATCCAACAAGAAAACTTTAAAGAATGGGTTAACAATGGCGCTGAAAAGCTAGTTGAATCTATTTTAAAATATCAATTTATTGCTCCGTTTATGGTTTGGCAAAGTGAAGGGATTAATTATTGCCTTGACGGTCGCCACCGTTTTTTGGACCTTGAAAAGGTTTCTGAATTAGGCTCAAACGTTCCTAATCAATTGCCAGCAACTTTTGTTGATTGCGCTAACATTAAAGAAGCTGCCGAATTGGTTTTAGTTTACTCATCGCATTATGCAAAAATTACTCAACAGGGATTACTTGATTTTGTAAGCAACTTTGATTTGGACTTTCCAGATATGCAAGCGATGATGAATATTCCAGATTTTGACGATATTGCTTTTCAAGGACTGCTCAACAAATCGGAAGGAAAAGAGGAAGATAAAATTATTCCGTCCTCATTAAAAGAAAGCTTTATTTTTCCTCCGTTTTCAATTTTAGACACACGCTCTGGAGTTTGGCAGGATAGAAAGCGCAAATGGTTATCGCTGGGTTTTAATTCTCAAGAAACCAGAGAGGATGTTGAGTTAATAGCAAAAAGCGGACAATCATCCGGAGTTTATGAGCTTCGAAATAAAATGCGTGAGATTTTAGGACGCGACCCAGAGTGGGATGAAATCCTTGATTATGCCAAGAAAAAAGGAATGCACGTTTACGAAGGGGCAAGCATATTTGATCCCGTGCTTTGCGAACTTTCTTATCGATGGTTTTGTACTGTGGGTGGCAAAATTCTTGACCCTTTCGCTGGCGGTTCTGTTCGTGGCATTGTGGCTGGAATACTTGGTTATCCATACGAAGGAATTGATTTAAGACCGGATCAAGTAAAAGCCAACAGAAAACAAGCTGCCTTACTTTCTATTACGGATGTAAATTGGCACGCTGGGGATAGTAACGAGGTTCTTGACGAGGTTGAATTTAAGGAAGGTGTAGATTTTATCTACAGCTGTCCTCCTTATGCGTATCTTGAAAAATATAGTGATGACCCAAAGGATTTATCAAATATGAATTACGAAGATTTTAAAGATGTTTATTTCAGTATCATTAAAAAATCAGTTAATCAATTAAATGATAATCGATTTGCATGTTTTGTAGTTGGCGATGTTCGCGATAAGAGAGGTTTTTACTTAAACTTTGTTAGCGACACGATTCAAGCCTTCAAAGATGCTGGAATGGAATTATACAACGAAATAATTTTAGTAAATGTGGCGGGTAGTTTAGCCATTCGTGTTCGTCGTCAATTCAATGGTGGTCGTAAAATTGGTAAGATGCATCAAAACGTATTGGTGTTTTATAAAGGCGACCCAAAAAAGATTAAAGAAAATTATCCGGAACTTAATTTAGGAGAAGATTTAGAGGCATTGGACAATAATCCATCATCGATATAATTAAATTTTAAAGTAATTTTGGAAAAAATATAAAATTACTCCAATGGACGATAAGCTAAAACTTGAAATAATGAGTACAACTGTAAATTCAATAAAGGAACTTCTGGAGAAAAGGCTAGAAAAAAGGTTAAACGCATTGGAGGCAATCGCATCAACGCCGTTGGATAATCTTCCAGAAATCATTCAAACCAAACGTGAGGACGAGGCTTCTAAAATTAGGGCGGTTGTTCAAGAGCAGCGTGATATTCTTGATATTATAAAATATTTGTTTCCAAATACATAAATTATATGGCTGGTATCAGATCAAGTAAATTAGAAACCGAAAAGCGAGTATTCACCATTCAAGGGTGGATAATTAATGGTGTGCCTGATTATTTGATTCTTAAAAACATTGAACAGCAGTACGCCGTTTGTAGAAGGCAGTCAAAAAACTTATTACAAAAGGCTTATAAAATTTGGCACGAAGAACAGCAATCTACTATTGAGCAAAAAAGATCTTTGAGGATTGCAGAATTAAAACAAGACATTAGGTCTATGAAAGAAATTCACAAAGGAACTCCGCAAGGAATGTCTGTGGTAAACTCTATTAAAAAGGAAATCTCAAAACTTGAAGCTTTGTATCCGGCACGTACACACATCATACAAGGCGACAAAGAAAAACCTTTAATAGTTAAAGATGGATTCGACGATGAGAAGCAAGCAAGACTGGACAAACTAATCGCCAAAATACTAGCAACTAGAGACGAATAGTATTTTTTTCAATATTAAATAACATATTTTGTTAGTTAATAATAAATTATGTTATTTTTACAAAGTATAAAGACATCAAACACTTGCAAAATCATATCGGATAAGAATGTGGAATAATCCGGTGTTTAAGAAGTTCCACATAGATTGATGTTTTTTCAAACGGGTAAGTAGCTCAGGTGTAATCAGGTATAAATCTACTGCGATTATTAGCACAAAGGTTAGAGCGCTGAATAAAAACAAATTTAAGGTCTGTGTACAGGATGCTTTCGTATTGAAAGAAGTTTGTTTTCCAGAGGTCATTGGTTCGACCCCAATCTTCTCCACAACAACCCAGAAGGAAGGACAATCGAAAGATTTGTTTTATATGTTTAGCTAGCAAATAAAATAAATTTTCTCAAAAGTACAATGAGATAGATTGTCCGATGAAATAGCAAGGTAGAGCAGTTGGTCAGCTCGTTGGTCTCATAATCCAAAGGTCAGGGGTTCAAATCCCCTCCTTGCAACTAAAAACAAAAAACAATGATGTTAGAAATATCCAATAACAGAGTTATACTAAATGGTAAAGAAACCATCAATGTAGAGGAGATTGGTTATGCATTATTAGACTATGCAGAAAACTTGCCAAACAATCAAAATGTAACTGATTTTGCATTTTTAGTAGATAGAAATGACGTTGTAGATCGATTTACAAAATACTTATCTGATAATGCCTTTCGCAACACTTTAGAGCGTAGAAATTTAATTGAACTATTGGTAACGATGAATGATTTTAGCGCAAAGGATTTCGTTAATCAAGCAATGCAACTCAAGGCATCATATCCAACTTGCTATAATTTTTTAACGGTTTGCGTTGACGCTAAAATATTAAGCGCTTCTCCAAAGAATTACAAATTTATAAATTCCTAACTATGAATTCAGATACCTTAAAAATTCAATTACTTCAAAATATAGCAATTCAGAATTACCTTCTAGATCACGGATCTAACGATGAGGTTATCAATACTAAAATCGAAGAAATTAGAAAGCAATTATTAGAGATTGAAAAGAATAGAAATAAAACATAAATGCTTACAGATGCTGAAATATTAGAACTCGAATCTCTATTGAAAGATAGGGATATTGATATTTCACGCAAAAGATTATTGAAAAATGATGCTGATGCAAACGCAAATTACAATCTTCTAAAAAATGCAATCGAATCACAGAAATACGAAATCATAGATGGCAAACCAAAACTTGTTGCTGGATTTAGAGGCGCCGGACTTGAAGGATCTTCTCGTTCAGGTAAAACTTGGTCAGGCATTGATATAATTATTTGGCTTTGCCTTTTCGTTGAATTAGATGGGTGTACCATTAATATCTATCGAGAGACATACAACGAATTTAAAACTACTCTTTATGATGATTTTAAACGTCGGCTTGATGATTTTGGACTACCTAATAAATTCAAGGAAAATGACGAAATAAAATCTTTCAGAATCGGAAATAGTAAAATATTTTTTATTGGTGATGGAAAACACGGAGGAGGGTGTGACTATGCTTTTTTTAATGAAGTAATGTTTATCAAGAAGTCTGTTTTTGACCAGGTTAAAATGCGTTGTCGTAAATTTTGGTGGGCAGATTATAACCCTTCATTTACCGAGCATTGGTTCTTTGATAACGCATTGAACAGGCCAGATGTAACATTTTTGCGAACTACATTCAATGACAATAAGCATATTTCAGCGCAAGAGCGTCAAGAAATTGTTATTACTGAACCGTGGAAAACAGGATCTTACATCGTTAAAGACAATGTAATTCAGTGTTATAATAAATTGACTGGAAAAGTTGAGCCTATTTCAGCGACTAACCAGCCACCACCGCACATTGAAAACATTAAGAACGGTACCGCTGACGAAAGTTACTGGCGTATTTATGGACTTGGCTTACGTGGGGCAATGAAAGGTTTGATATTTCCTTATGTTACATGGATTGATAGTTTCCCAGAAGAGAAAGCGCCAATTTATCCAAATGATTTCGGCTTTACCACAGATCCAAACACACTTGTAAAGTATGCAGAAGATGATCATAATATTTGGATTGAACCATTAAGTTATGAGCCTATTGATAACCCAGAATCATTGTCTCAATTCCTTCAAAGTTTAGGAATTGATAAGGCTAAAGACATAATCCCTTGTGATAGTGCTGATAAATATACAGGCGAAAACAAAGGGACAGTCGAAATGGTAAAGGGATTGCGAAAAGAAGGTTTTGAGTTTGCCTATAAAATCAGCAAAACAAAGTCTGTTATTTTTTGGATTGGTTCAATGAAGAAAAAGAAAATTCACATTGTTAAAAATCATCTATATAATAAAGCTTTAAAAGAACAACAAAATTACAAAATGAAAGAAATTGGCGGCATTTCAATAAATCAGCCATTAGATAAGTTTAATCACATTTGGGATGCTGCACGATATGGCCACATCGCTCACAATTCAAAAACAACAGTTCTTGCTACATCGCAAGAAGTATTAAATACAATTAATTACTAATAACAATATCATGGAAGAATTATTAGCATTGCTTGCTTCGGACCCAAAAAAAGCCATTGCACAAATCAAATTAAAATCAAAGGATAACGCTAAAATAGTTGAGTATCGAAAAGAGTTTAAAGATTTTGATAGAACTATTCGCGAAACACAAGTAGGCAAAATTCAGAAAGATAAAAATATTGGAGTTGGCGAAAAATTTAAAAGCATAAAAGCCGTTAGAATTCCGATAAACTTTGCAAAGAAAATAGTAAATACCGCAACTGCTTTTGAAGTAGGAAAGCCCGTTAATTTCATTCCATCACAAGAAAGCGAACTTTCAAAGCTTATAGACTTGATTTGGAAAACAAATCGCCTTGATGCAGCTATTCAAAAATTAGTTTCGTTGTGCAAAACTGAAACTCAAAGCGCATTAAATTTCTACATTTACAATATTAAAGTAGATGGAATCTTTAATAAAATTCTTTCGTCATTAGGCCTTACGGCAAGCAAAGAAATCAAAGTTAAAGTGCTCGATAATACTTCGGGAACTATGACGCCGTATTTTGATGCAAACGGAAATATGCAACTATTCATGTGGGAGTATCAAACGATTGATCGCGCCGAAAAGTCGATTAATAATGTTCAAATTTGGGATGAAAAATCATCTTTAATTTATAACGATGCTTCTGGAAGCATGATTCAAATTAGTAAAATTCCACACGGATTTGATAGAATTCCGATAGTTTATACTTCACAAGATGAGCCTGAGTGGTTTGATGTTAAAGATTTAATTGATAGGTTTGAAGTTGCCATTTCTAAAGGCGGCGGCGCCAATGATAGAACCGCTCACCCTATCTTGATGACTGTTGGGGAAATCGCATCGCTTCCAGATAAAGATGATGATGGAAAAGTGATTAATTTTCCAATGAAAAAAGACGATGAAGGAAAGTATGTAAACGGCACGGCTTCATTCATTGAATCATCTGGAGGAAATGAAAGCCATAAAAACGAATTGGAGTTGGTTTACAAGCTTATTTTTGCAATATCACAAACTCCTGATTTATCATTTGACAATTTGAAAGGCCTAGGCAATGTTTCGGGAGTTGCTTTGAAGCTGATGTTCTTAGATGCTATTATCAAAGCGACAATGAACGAGGGAACTAATCGCACAATGATTGAAAGGATATTAAATATTATAATTTCAGGAATTGTTACAACAACTAATACAGGCATGAAAACTCAAGCTGCATCTTTGTATTACGATATAATATTTAACTCAATTCTGCCCGATGATTTAGCCTCTGCAAGTGCTGTAATAATCGATTTAAAAGATGCAGGTTTAATATCTTCTTCAACCGCGATAAAAATGCTTGACATTGTTGACAATCCAATCGAGGAATTAGCATTGGTTAAAGCGGAGAAAGCAACAGAAGTTATTCCGAAAACTCTATAATATGAATATTCCTAACGAGTACGAAATACAAGATATTGTTTATTTAAGGCACGACATCGAACAACTTCCAAGAATGGTAGTGGCCATAATTTGGGATGGCCACAAAGTAATGTATGAGCTCATTTCAGGAACTACCGCATCACAACATTACAGCTATGAAATTTCTAACATAAAAATAATCTACTAATGATAAAATCAATTCTAAATTACTTCTACGAAAGAGCCAAACGCAAAGCTCGTATAAAGGCAAAAACTGAAAGCGTAATTCAAGATTACGAAAAATTGATTAATGAATTTAAGGAAATTCAAGAACGTCCTTCTCGATTTTCCAAAAAGACAAAAGATAGAGTTAATTCCAGAGTTCAGTATCTAATCAGAAAAGGGCATATTAAAGTAAATCAATAATACGCAATATTGTGTAATTTTGTAAAAGTTTTGTATATTTACAATCTCGAAGTATGAAGCGATACTTTTCAATTCAATATCTAAAACACCTACTATTCATTTGGTAGGTGTTTTTTTAATTAAACAAAGTTTTAAACTATAAGTTAACAATAAAATAACATGAAAAAATCAATTTTTACATTGCTATTATTAGCAACATTAGTTTCTTGCTCAAAGGATGACTGCATCGGGAACTACGACGAAATTTACAACCACTACCAACAGCAAATCGAACAGGTTATTGCAAATACGATACCTGGATTGGGAGTTGATTACAGAAAAATTAATTTATTAAAGCAAGAAAGAGACGGAAAGCTTGCAAACGCATGTAGGTAAAACAACAAAAAAATGAAAGTAACGGGCAAAGTCCACCACATTGGACAAACAGAAAACATTGGAAGTAATGGATTTACTAAAAGATTATTGGTAGTTGAAACCGCTGAACAATATCCACAGAAGCTACCAATTGAATTTGTAAAAGAGAAATCCTCATTATTGGATGCTATTCAAATTGGTCAGGAAGTAACTATAAGCATTAATTTAAGAGGTAGTGAACACAATGGAAAGTATTACTCTCAAATTCAGGGTTGGAAAGTTGAGTAATTAAGTTTTTAAAATATAAAATGATGGAACAAATAATTTACGAAATAAAGGGAATTAAATATGTGCTTTTTTTATTACAATTATCTGATAGAAATGAAGGTAAAGAAATGGTAAATACGGTTATAAAAATGAATGGAATAATTCAGTCTTATGAAGTTGTTGAAGCCTTTTGGGCTGGTATATCTATAAAAGCAAAAGTATTAATTCCAGAAGAATTCGCTCACTTATTTAGTGATATTGAAATGGTATAAATAATTTAGTATGATAAATCCAAATATTAAAACTAAAGTTGTTCATTCTGAATCTAAAACCGCTTGGAATATTGTAGGAACGACAATTCCTGGTAAATATAAAATTGCTAGAATTCCATATTTAGTAACAGGCGATGAAATTATTGATTTTGTTGAAAAAGCAGAATCACTAAGTCATGCTTTATTTATTTCAAAATGCTTCAATGAATCTGATAGAATATTAAAATAATTCATCCCTCATTCGAGAGAAGAAAATCAAAACCCGCACATCTTAAATGGTGTGCGGTTTTTTTGTGTATAAAAATATTATTTATAATTATTCCAAATTACCAAATATTGTGTATATATTTGTTTCTAATTATATATTAACTAACATTTTAATTATGGCAGTAAAACCAGAACAGATTAAGGCACGACTTCGGATATTGTTTCCAAAGGCGAACTTATCGCAAAAAAGGATAGACGCAATTGCGGCTAAACTATGTTTAAAACCAGCAGATAACGCTGACGACACGGCAATTGATGAAGTGTTAAATGGAGCAAATGACTTTATGTCTTTCGAAGATATCGCAAAAGACGATGACCGAGTAAGAACATTAGAGGCAAATCAAAAAACTCCACAAACACCAGCAGAAATTGAAGCGGCCAGAGTTGAAGCAGAAAGGGTTAAAAATTTAAACAATCCAAATCCAGCCGATGATGCGCCTGAATGGGCAAAAGCCTTACTAAAGCAAAACGAGAAGCTTACAATGGATTTAGAAGCAATCAAAACTGGGAATGTAACCCAAACCAAAAAACAGACAGCATCTGACTTATTCGGAAAATCTGAAGTCTTAAAAGGTCTAAAACCAGAACTTAAAGAAAGATGGTTGAATAGAGTTAATGTTGATTCAGAAACATCATTTGATGATCAAATCAAAGAATTGGAATCTGAATATAGTCAATTGGTACAGGTTAACGCTGACACTAATTATTATGCACCACCAGCTGGAGGAGGAAGTCCTTCTGATGTGAAAGCGGATCAAGCGGTTGTGGATAAAATGTTACAAGGAATTTAAAAAAAAGTATTAATCTAAAAATTTAAAGTTATGTCGGGAACCACCGCTAATTTGAATAATACCGGAGACAACTTCGATACTGGTAATGACAGTATTGTTATCGTTTCAAACTTGGAAACAATTCCAGGCGGTAAAACGTTGGACACAACAGGATTTACTCCTAAAGTGATTCCAGCGGGGCACATCATTATCGAACAAACTTCGAATGGTGTTTTAAAGCCAATGCCAGTATCGGGTGAAAATTACGCTGCTTTACTAGCTTCTCACACGTACAAAGGCGTCTTGATCTCAAGTATTTTGACAGCTAAACCATTTGCCGCAATTATGGTAAGAGGTTCTGTTAACAGAAATGCTTCTAAGTATGGAATTGCTTCCATTTTGTCGGCTGTAGTAACAGCATTACCATTAATCAGATTTACAAAAGACTAAGCCATGAATCAATCATTATTTGTACAGTTCATAGCATACTTTGCTTTGCTATCGAAAACCATTGAAGAGAAAGTAAATGGTAAGAAAACTGAGTTGACATACTTGCACAAGCAAATGTTGACCGAAAGATTAAGTGTTGACTTGCAATGGAAAAGTTTATCCGTAAACTCAAACATTGTAGCTGCTGATATTGTAGCCTTAGATTCTGCGCTTCCGTTGAAAAAAAGAGACAGTTTTGGAACCGCTTCTGGAGATATTCCAAAGGTAGGAATGAAAATGCAATTGTCCGAAAAACAAATGACTGACATAGACGTGTTAAAAGCTCGTAATGTTGAAACTTCTGTTTTAGTAGATAAAATTTTCGACGATCAAAAGAAAGTTACAATGGGTATTCACGAGCGTAACGAATTCATTTTCTTGCAAGCTTTGTCAACAGGTGTTGGTTTAGTTGAAGATGAAAATAACGTTGGTACCGGAATTAGAGTTGACTTTGGGTATCCGAATTCTAACAAGTACGGAGCAGTAAAAGCTTGGTCTGATCCAACAGCAAAGCCTATTGATGATATTAAGCGTATCGTTAAAGCGGCTCGAATTGCAGGAGATAATATTAAGTTTTTACTTATGTCAGATACAGCTTTTGATAGAATGGCAGATAATCAACAAACACGTGAAAACTTTGCGTTTTCTCAAGGATTTGTGGGCTCTACTATTCCGACTCCAGACTTCCAGCAAGTCAATGAACTTATGCAGCGAAAATTCGGTTTAGCAATTGTTATTGTTGACAGAACTGTTATTACAGAACGTGATGGTGTTAGAACAGTCAACACGCCTTGGGCAGTTGATAATGTTATCTTCTTGACCTCTATGAATGTTGGAGAATTGACATACGGTATTCTTGCAGAAGAAACACGGAAGTCGCCAAAGGTGATGTATGAAAAATCAGGATCTTACATTCTATTGAAAAAATGGAGTACTGATGAACCTTTTGCGGAGTTTACTTCTTCTCAGGCGTTAGTTCTTCCAGTAATCAATAATGTAGGTTCAATTTACTTATTGAATTGCGAAGAAGCTACAGCATCATTAGATGTTCAAACAGAAGGTAATGCGACTTACTTGTACAAAGCAGTAAGTTATACTAAAGCTTCTGTAATTGCAGCAATTAATTTAGCAACTGGAGCAACAACTGCCAAAGCAAACAATACTGACGCTACTTTAGCCAAGTACATTGATGCTTTGAATGAAGAGCAAGTATTGATCTTCGAAGCAAACATAACTCCATCAGCATAACATGTATTTAGAACCAGCAATTACGACTTTAACGCAACGGATATCTTGGGGAATTCCTCAAGAAGATTCCTTTGTATTGGTTTTAAACTCGACAAACCTAGCGGGAACATCGGGGAGAAACTTTCAATCATTTCATCAACTTGTAACGGTTGAAAACGTGCTTGCTGCAATAGGTAAAATGAATGCCACATCTGAAGAGTTCAATGCTATTTTATTAGATATAAGAAAACAAGCGGTACTGGAAATAGTGCCGCTTATTATCGACAAAAATTTAGATTCAATTCAGTCGGAAGATTATACATCTATGATTATTGAAAATGCAGTTTTGTTTGATGATGCAATTGGTTATAAAGTTGCTATTAGCGTTTTGGAATTATTTGTTTCTACAAAAAGAAGCAATTTGACAGAGCGAAATGCAAAGTTGGCTATATCTAATCTGAAATTAGAGCTAAACGGATTTAGAAACGATAGCGGGTATGTGGTGGCCAAAGGATTGATTTTCTATTTAAACGATGCAATCAAAACAGCTACCAATAAGTTATTTCCATTAAAAGTAATTATTCAAGACGGTAACGCCTGGTAAAAATGAATTATAACAACTACCCACCAATCGGCATTGATGCAAAGTTTCTGAATTTACAGAACGCTTTGTCAACTCATTTAGAGTTTGCTAATGTTGATTTTTACGGACGTGTTTTAAAAACATTGGCCAAAGATGGAAAGAGTTTTATTCCAGAGGTTCATGTCTCGAATAGCGAAAGAAAAGAAGTGTATTACGACGATATCAATGCAGTTGGCGGTAACGTCTTTTTTATTGATTCAGAGGAGCACACAACTAAAGATGGAACTTTATTCACCGCTAAAATTAAAGTTGTTTTTATGCTAAATATTGATAAACTTATTCCTGGTAAAACTTACCGTGCGGATGTAGAAGTTCAGGAAAAATGCATAAAACTAATTAACAAACTACGGATTTTTAATGTAACCGGAATTGAAAAAGGACTTTCAAATGTAATGAAAGGATTCAATATCGAAGGCGTTAGAAAAAACGATTTACAGCCTTACCACACATTTGCGGTATTAGGCAATTTGAATTACATGTTTAATTGTAAAAAATAAAAATTATGACATCAATTATTGAATGCGCAAAAGACGGAGCGGTTTTAAGAAACACAGGAACTAACGAGGAGTGCCTTGTTGGTCCAGTAGTTCGATACGCCTTGGCAAAAACAGACCAAGAATTTGCAACCGCAACCGCAGCAAAAACATTGCCGGCTTGGAAGGCGGCAGTTGCTGCAAAAGAAATTATTCCATTGTTTGACATTGAAGTTTTAGCAAACGCAAACATAGAAGCCACATTTTATGAAGCTCGAAAAAGATACCAAACTAAATCTGAAAAGAAAGTAGTTACGTCTGAGGTTCATTTAGGCGTGTGCTCGTATGCTGCAATGTTGTCTTACAATGGTAAGAAAATGAGACTGTATGAGTTCACCGACGATCAAAAGATTGTTGGTGTTACCAATGAGGCGGGAATCATTGTAAAAGGTCAATTAGTAACAGTAGAAGTAGGTATGTTGATTCCTGCTTTGGATGACAAACCTCAATTTGCAATAGTGACTGTTACCTATGAGGACTGGAAAGAATTCATTAATAATCCAGTTGTATTGGCTCCATCTTGGTCTCAAATTAGTTTAAACGGTATATTTGATTCTTACATCAAGATTGTTTCTGCTTCTGCAACTTCTGTAAAATTTACAGTAGATGGCGGGTGCTCTGGCGATAAAGTAACTTCTCTTGAAGATGCAGATTTGACTTTCAAAAAAGCAAATGGAACTCCGGTAGCCCATACTTTCGTTCCAGCAGATGCAAACGGAGTTTATGAATACACAGGAACTGGTTTCTTGACAGGCGACTTGGTTGGTTTAAATGGCGTTGTTTCGCAACCTGACGCTATTTATGAAGCCGTGAAGGCAGTCGCAATTATGTTGTAATCATGGATAAAAACAAATACAAAGGAATTGTTTTTGAAGAAAACTATTCCAGAACATTTGACCAATTCCAGAAGGAATTTCAGGACGTGTGGGTGTTTAGAATGCTACCCGAAAAGGAAAAGTTAGCCGAACTTAAAATAGCTTTTAAAGTAGCTACAAAAAGTCAGGAAGAAAAAAAGTAAAATAAATTTTATTGATACAAGAGGTCAAAACTACAGTTGTGGTTTTGACCTTTTTTGATTAAAAACAATGGCAAACTTCCAGCAACAATTACAGCGGTCAAATCAAATAATTCCTGACATAGTCAGCAATATGTTGTTTGACTATATACGCTCCATCAGTAAAGAATTAATCGATTTAAACCGTGAGCAAATCAAAAAAGACAGTCAAGATATTTATGGAAATGCAATTGGTTTTTATTCCGCTGCAACTGATTTTATCACACAAGGAAAAAAAGGCGAAGGCGAGCCGTTTACTGGCGATGATACTGGTTCCTTTTTAAAATCATTTTACATGACTGTTTATGATAACGTGTTTTATTTTGGAGCAACTGATCCTAAAACAGATGATATTTTGAGTTCGCCAAATTGGTTGTCTCAAGATTTATTTGGACTGACAGAATCTAATTTAAACGAAGTTATTGAGAATAAATTCAAGCCTTTTTTAATCACTTATTACCGAAAATCTTTAGCATTATGATTTATAAAAGTTTAAGAATACTACCAATGGTTATCTGCGTTGAAATAATGCAGACAGGCGACTTGACCTTACTTGCAGATGAAGAAATCACGAGCGATCAACTAATTGATATTTGGGAAAAAATTGAAGAAGATTTTCAAAGGTTGTCAGGAAATAAAGATGTTGACAAAATATTTAATGTTTCAAAAGAAATTGAATATCAAGAAAACCGATATGATTTGATTAACCACTCTTGCGATGCTTTGATTTTCGATAAAAACGAAAGATTAATTCAACTATTGGAAGATGAAGGATATTCAATTAATACTGAAAACTACATAAACGATGTTGAAAGAATTTCTAGACAATCAAATGGTATTTTAAACCGAATCAAACAATTGAAAGATTTACTGCCAAAAGAGAAAACATCTAAATCAAAAGACGAAAACTCAATTGTAGATGTAATGGCCAGTTATTCATCAATACTGGGATTTGACTTTGAATTTTTTACTTGTTCGGTAGAAAAATTCTTTTCTCTTGAAAAAATGGTCAAAGCAAAATTGAAAGCAATAGAAAAAAATAACCCTAAAAAATAATATCATGGCTGAAGGTCAAATAACACGGAGAGATATAATTGAAGATGAAGCGCTTAAATGGGGTGGTGAATATGCAAAAACTTTAGATTTAGCAATTAGCAAAAACAAAGAGTTCGTAGATGGTATTATTTCTATGAAAGTTGCAAATGAAAAATTACGAGCTTCTGAAGATAAAAAAGACTACATCGAAAATTTAAGAAATGTTGAAATTGAATCAAAAAAAACTATTGCATCAATTAAAGAACAGTTAGTTTTAGAAACTTCTTTAGAAAAAATAAAAAAAGAGAAAATTAGCACCTCGAAAGTTGAATTAGATTTAAATGTCAAGAAAGCCAAAGCGGCAAAAGAACTTTCTAGTTTAATGGCGGTTGAAGAAAAGCTAAATCAAGAAAAATTAAAAACAGAAAAAGAAAGAATCATACTTGAAAAACAAATTGCAGATTTAGAAATTAAAAAACAGCAATTAAAAAATGCAGGTCTTGCCGTTACAAAATCTGAACTTGATTTAATTCAAAAAGAAGAAATTATAAAGAAAAACAAACTTGCTATTTAAAAAGAAGCTTCAAAATTAAAAGCACAGCAGATAATTTCGAAAGAAAACATATATGTTTGGAAAGAACAAAATCAGGCAGAACAGGCGTTAATTTCCACAAAAAGAAAAAATCAATTAGCAACTGAGAGCACAAACAGATCGCTTACCAAAGAGCGTGTTTTATTGCAAGAAACAAATAAAGAAATAAAACTGCAAGCGCGTGAAAGTCTTGGACTAGTTTCTACTTACGAGAAATTAAACAGATCTAGAAATGAAGCGCAAACCAGATTAGCCAACTTACTATCCGCTGAAAAAAGAAGTACAGCCGAAATAATTGTTGCACAACGAGAATTTAATAAACTTGACATTAGAGTAAAAGCCGTAGATGCTTCAATTAACAACTATTCAAAAAACATAGGAAACTACGGTAGTGCTTTTCAAGGACTAAATAGCACCGCACGCGAATTACTTTCTACTTTCGGATTAGTTAGCGGTTTGGCGTTGTTCGGAACTGTCATTAAGGATATTTTCGGCACGGTAAAAGATTTTGACCGCCAATTAATTGCTGTTGGAAAAACAACTAACATTACAGGCGAAGATTTGAATATTTTTGGGCGCGAAGTAGTAAAGTTAGGAAATGATTTGGACGGTGTTTCTGTCGAAGGATTATTAAAGTCTGCCGAAGTTGCAGGAACACTTGGTGTAAAAGGAACTGATAATATTTTAAAGTTTTCAACAGCAATTGAGAAATTAAAACTTACTTCTGATATTATTTCAGAAGAGCAGGTTCAAAATTTTGCAAAGTTCATCGAGGTTTCTTCTGACAGCTTTGAAAACGCTGACAAACTAGCATCTGTAATCACTCAATTAGGAAACAATTTTGCCACTACAGAAGCGCAAATTTTAAGCAATGCGACTGAAATTGCCAAAGGCGTTGCTGTTTATAACACTTCTGCTGAAGGCGTTTTGGCTTTAGGTGCCGCGACCTCTTCTTTAGGTTCTGAAGCTGAAAGTTCAAGAAGCGCCATTCAATCCACATTTGCAATTATAAACAAAGCGGTTGCAACTGGTAAAAATCTTGAAGAGGTTTTAAGGCTTACTGGATTGACACAAGCAGAGCTATCCAAACAATTTAATGAAGATGCAACAGGTGTCTTTCAGAAGTTTGTCAAAGGATTAAATACAGCTAAAGAGGGCGGAGAAAACCTTTCTTTGGTTTTAGAAGATTTAGGATTGACCGAAAAAAGAGCTTTTACAGTGGTGGGGTCTCTCGCTGCTAATTATTCAGTTCTTGAAGGCGCTATGGCTTCGGCTAAAAAAGAATACATTGACAATATTGCGCTCAACAAAGAAGTAGAAGCTGCTTCACAAAGCATCGCTTCAATTATTGGCGACATTAAAGATAGATTTGATGCTTATGTACTTTCTGCAAATGATGCGAATGGCGGCACTCAAAGATTGGCATCTGCCTTGAAATTTGTCCGTGATAACCTTTCAAGCATTATTGACGGATTTATTAAATATGGTGCTGTTTTGCTAACATTTTTAGGCGTTCAAAAAGCGATAACACTTGCAACGGCACTTTATACAGCTGCAAAAGTTGCGGGAACTGCTGCGCAAGTATCGTTTACAACTGCAACTGGAATTGGAACAGTTGCAATGAAAGCACAAGCATTGGCCGCTCAAGAAGCTACTGTTTCTCAAAACGCACTGAACCTTGCTACTAAAGCGACACCGTGGGGAATTATTTTAGCAGCACTCGCAGCTGTTGTTGTTGCTTACATTGCTTTTAATGACGAACTATCCGATGCAGAAAAAAGAATTGAAAGAATAAAAGCTATTTCAGCTGATTATTCGGAATCTGAAAAATATTATGCAGGGGAAAGTGATAAGTTTAGAGAAAAAAGATTTTCTATAATTCAAAAAGAAATAGATCTTAGAAGAGCACAAGGGGAAGATGGTAAAATGTTAGACATTGAGGAAATTCAAAGTAAAAAAAATGTTGTAAGAGCAGAAATTGAAAATTTAATTAACTTAAAAAATACTGAAATAGAAAGGACCTCAAATGAAATTAATAATTCTAAAAAGAGAATTGCACAAGCTGAATTCGAAAAGTCTGCGTTGGTAAAAGCAAATTTCAGACGCAATTTAAACGGTGATAGTGTTGATGATTTGAATAAAAACATTTCCAAGGAGAAGGAAAGATTAGATCTAACAAAAACTATAAACCAAGAAGCCTCAAAATCAAAGATTTCAGAGCTAACCAGACTTAACGGCATATTATCTGACTTGGATAAAAATCAAGCAATAAAAGACGCAGAAAATCAGACTGAAAAAAATAAAAAATCTATTGAAGCTGCAAAGAAAGCCGAAGCGGATCGTATTAAATTGCTTAAAGAACGCTACGATGCTGAAAAGAAACTAATCGACGAAAGTTTTAAATTAAGTCAATTTCGTCTCCAGGTTGCAATGGATGTTGAAAATGAAATCGCCACCAATGAAAAAAAATCCTTTGATGAAAGACTAGATTCTCTTTTATTATTTAATCAAATTCGAGAAGCCAAGACCAAAGATGCGGCCGAATATGAATTGCAGCAGTTAGGTACTTACAACGAAAAATCAGGAAAGTTCATCCGCCAATTGTCAGATTTTGAAATAACCGAACTATTAGAAACTGGTAAATCAAAAGGTAAAATAACAGATGAACAAAGATTAATATCTGAAAAATACCAAAATGACTTAACCGCTTTTGCTAAAAAAGGAAAAGACGACAGAACGAAATTAATTGATGCAGAGGTTGATGCGATTCAGAAAAAAACAGATGCAGAATTACAACTTAAAACCAATACTCTTAATCAAGATGTAGTTGGAGAAAATGATCGTTATGCGTTAGAATTACAATCTGCTGAAGGTAATTTTAAGCTGATTGAAGCAGCACGCGAAGAGCACGAAAGAATACTTCAAGATATTCAAAAGAAATATGCTTTAGATGGAATACAATTGCAAATCGATAGTATTCAAAGCACTTTAGACACGAACGATGCCAAAGAATCTTCTGAACAAATTTCAGCGGAAAAAAGAGCGGAAATAGTGGCTAAATTAGAAGCATTTAAACGAGAAGCATCTGATTTAACTGTGCAAGAATTTGATGCAAATGCACAAAAACTAGTTGAACTTCAAAAAGAAGCCAATGCGCAATTAACTGATTTAGCTTTTGGTTTAGCGGATGCGTTAGTTGATTTGACGAATGCGATTTTTGATGCTAGAATTAATAATATTGATAATGAAATAGCTGCAAATAATGAGTTTTATAATACTCAAATAGAAGCTGCTGGAGATAATGAACGCCAAAAGAAATTCCTTGAAGAAGAACGAGAAAAGAGAAATAAAGAATTAGAAAAAAAGCGTCAAAAAGAAGCTTACAAAGCCGCGGTATTTAATAGGGTTATGGCAATAGCTGATATTGCAATTAAAACAGCACAGGCGATCATGGCAGCTAATTTAACGATTCAAGCCATGAATGCTATTTCATTTGGTATTGCTGGAACTACTTATGGTGCTTTTGCAATTCCTTTAATTTTAGCAACGGCGGGAATACAAGCCGGAGCCATTTTAGCTACTCCATTACCAAAATACAAACACGGACGTAAAGACGGACCAGATGAATTTGCAATTGTTGGAGACGGCGGTCGCCCAGAGGTTGTTTCTGATCCAGATGGCTCAAATCCTAGACTAACGCCTAAAGTTCCTACTTTAACTTTCTTAAGAAAAAAGGAACGTGTTCACAGTTCCATTGATTCGTATGAAAAATATGTTCGGAATGCTAATTTACAATCCTTGCAAGAAACTGGCAATAAGGCCAGGGATTATCAAATGAATGTGAATGTAGATAATGCTTATGGAAAAGAATTGCTATTTGAATTAAGAGAAAACACAAAAGCAATTAAGCATCAAAAGAATAGTACCACCGTAAATATTCCAAAGATTGATTTAGGTCACGAGTTTTGGAAAATGAAAAACACTCGTTGGAATTAGTCTTTTTTAGTAATTTTTTAGAATAAATTTAAAATCATAAAAAGTAATATTCGATAATTACTAAATAACAAAATATGTTAGTTGTTAATATATTATGTTATTTTTGTTCTTTAATAAAAACGCAATGTCAAATATAAATCCCACATTTCACGACCGCATTCGCTACACGCTTAAAAGTAAGTATTACGGCTCAATAGTGATAACAGAACCTATCGGATGGCAAGATGATGAAAAGGAATTTTCAAGGCATGAAGAATACCACGGAATCATTACTAAATTTTCAAACTCATTAAAATTTATTGATAGTGGCGCGGAGTATATTCAAATGATTTTAGACATTCACGGCATTAATGAGCAAATAGAGTTGATAAGGGATGAAAAACACCCAAAAACGGATATTTGGACCTTGACTTATTCTGGTTATTTGGATTTGTCAACATGGAGCACTGAAAAAAACCAACTTAGTGTAAAATTTAATTCTGGAGGTTTGGAACAGTTGCTTAAGTCTCGTGAAGGGGAAGATGTAGAAGTTGACAGATTGACAACTATTGATGGAAAAGTAATTCCACCTATTGATACGATATATGTTGAACTTGAAGGCAGGCGTATATTTTTAAAATCTCAATTGGAAGCCAAGGCGCCAGATAATTATATTTCCTTGAGTATTTTTTCAAATGGCAATACTCGAAATGAAGCAGGCGGTGCTCCTTTAAAAATAATTAATAAGTCGCACGAAGAATTAGCATCTGTTCCCAATCAAACTACTGCAGATAAGGATAACGGAACGACTAATATGATGTTCTTTTTAGTCTCAGAAGTAGATCGCGTTTTAGATTTAAAATTAAATTTTAATTTTAGAACTAATGTTACGAGATATGATGATGTGAATCATGGCTATTATCAATTTAATATAACCACATACGAAAATGGTAGTTCTTTTGATGTAAAAAGTAGGATTACATTATTTAGCGCAAATGCACTTTTAGGAAATAATCAACTTGGTGGTTCTGCATATACTAATCCATTTACAGGTGTAAATAATTTTAGTCCACGCTCTCATGCGGTTAATTGGGCAGGACAAATAAACTTACTGCAAGGTGAAAGCCTTGGAATTGAAGTATTAATCGAAGCCGATATGGGTAGCAATATAAGTCGCGGTCATTTAGATGTCACAACTGATAATATTGTAGGTAAAATATCAATTGACGAAGATAGCAATCAGGCAAAAACAAATACAAAAGCTATTTTAGTTCATGAAATTGGTGAACGATTAGTAGCATTAACTACCAACAAGGAAGATGCTTTTTACTCTGATTTTCTTGGACGAACTGATATCGGATATGTAGTCGACGGAAAAGCCGCATTAACAGCTTTTTCACACGGCTTTTGGATTCGTGGATTTGATTCAACGCCGCCTTCTACGAAAGAAACTCCCAATATGTTCAAGCCGCTGACAACTTCGTTCAAAAATTATATTTCATCGTTGTCGGCAGTTTGGAATGTCGGAATAGGAATTGAGAAGTTTGGATTTTCTGAACGAGTTCGCGTTGAAGAATTAAGCTATTTCTATAATTTGAATGTTACAATAAAACTAGGATCTCAAGTAAAAAATGTAAAGCGTAAAATTGCTATTGATAAGTATTATTCGGCTTTAGAATTTGGATATGCAGAAGGAGGAAATTATGAAGAAGCGTGTGGCCTTGACGAATATAATAC